TTTGTCCTACTACTATCCTCTGAAACGACAGTGGATCGCCCCATAGTCCAGCCCACAAAGAAAAAAGTAGTAGCCACAGAGATAAATACTAAAATTTCCATAAAAATTATTTAGTGTGTTGAACCTTCTCTAAAAAGTCTTTCATATTTAGCTTGTAACGAGCTTTCTCGTTATAATCAAGGGTTTTGCATATCCTTAATATTTTATTAGCTCTACGCTTATTTCTGTGCCTGTTGTGCATTCTTGTGGTTAACAGGTGGATAATTGTTGAGTGATCCTTTCTTCCTAATAATTCCGCTATGTATTTGTAGGTAAATTCCATTTCTCTTAATACAATAGCGCAGGCTTGTCTTGCGTCAACAATTTCTGATCGTCTACTTTTATCTGTTAACTGTCTCTCTGTAACGCCAAACTCTATGCACGTTTGCTCTATAACTGTTCTTTCTATCATTTTGTTCTCATTAGTTTATTGTAGAAAAAAATACCCCCCACTAAGCAGTCTAGCACTGGGGGGTTGATGCTCGCATAAGACTGTAGATAAATCTAACTAACCTTAATCAATTAGTCAAGGTTTTTATCATCTTCCTTCTCCTTCTTGATGGTCTGGATCACACCAATGATGGCTAACATCAATGCTGCAATAGATTCGTACAAGTCAGGCTGTACGGTTACGCCAATAGCACCAGCTATGGCGGTTACCCCTTGATAGGTGGAGGGTTCTTTTAATCGTGCTTTTAACCAAGTCCAAGTCATAGTTACGGCTCTTTTGTTAATTAAATATACTGTGAAGTCCATGATACCAATGATTTTGGCTCTACTCAATACCTTTTTACGAGACCGTTCAACCTTTGGCATGGCAACCACCTTTACCTTCTTGAGTTTAGCCTCAGGAATGGTGCGGTTGTCTATAGTAACAGGTTTTATTTTCTTTCGCCTTTGTATTGCCATTTTCCGTCTTCATCTACTTCAAATTCGTGGTATCTGTCGCCTTTATGGTCGCAGTGTATAAACTTTTGATCTGGATAGTAACAAATCCGTTTGTAATCAGATGCTCTAAGTTCTTCTAATAATAGTTCCATGTTAGCGCACGTATAATCTACGGCTCCTAGACCAGTGAAGGTGTGTTCGCTAGTTCCGCTTCTACCATGCGATAATTCCCAATCTAACGAGCGATACCCTGAGTTCTGGGATACTTGTATGGGTTGACCTATCTTATGGCGTATAGGATTAATTATGGGCTTGTGATACTTCTCTATCTTGTCAACTACATGGATCGGAACATCCACCATAACTCTATCTACTAAAAATTCTTTAATGCTAAAATAATCGCAGTACATACTCATTTATTTAGTTAAATGATAAAATGTAGGTAGTTGCAATGGCAATATCAATACGAATAAAAAAGGGGGTCACTACTCCCCCTTCCAAAATATCATCAAACAGGTGTTTGATTACTGATCAGGACTTTCCTGAAAAAGGATAGGGGCTTTCAAACCCTCTATCCATGTGAGAACTAATGAAAATACTATTACATAAGTTTTTGATATAATAACTTAGCAATTTCATCGCCCTGTGTTCAGAAGGGTAATGCCTCTTCTGTTTCTTTGGTTGCAGCAGGACCGTCTTCTCGCTCTGCTACCGTTACTTCACCGTTGGTAAAGACCACCTTGCCATTACCAAGCCAAACTTTTTCTTGTCCTCCTTCTCGCTCCTCTTTGGATTGAGACATAGCAATACTCGCATTATTGCCGAACCTAGTTTCATCGTTAATGAATACGGTAACGTTGGCATACGTGCCTTTCTTACCTTTGATTAACGCTTCTTTTGGGATTTTTGTTACGTCTATAGACGCATTGATTATTGTCGCCATTTTTCTTGTAATTATGTATTAATTGTTGAGTTTAAATATATGAGGCTCACTGAGTAAAATCAAATCTTTGATTTAGCCACCTCTAAACCCATATCACCATTATGGATCATGTGGATGTAATTGTGAGACAGTTGACCTCTTCTTGTTTTTACTAGCTTTACAAAGACTGATTGATAGTCATGAATCTCACCATCTTTCAGTCCTTTTACGGCTAGATAGCCCTCATGATCCTTTGTGACCAGACCCTGTATCATATTAGGTCTAAACACTGAGGTCATGCAGTGGGCTACGTTCTTTATAGCTTGCGCCCATTGTGCGTCTTTGTACTTAGGTACAAGGCGCCAACCTGATCGGTTCATGGAGTTGATCGTTACTTGACTAGGCACGATCACTAGCACATTGAGCTGTTTTGCTATATCTTTCATAATCCTTGTTACGTGCTGAATCTCAAGAGTTCTGCTATCAAACCTGCCTTGAGCGTACACTTCTTGGATGTAGTCTATCACCACGAAGTCAAGACCGTAATCCATCTTATTGATCCTGCACAGACGTTTTATTTCGTCTATATCATCCACAGAGTCAATGATCCGAACGTTATCGGCTTCGTAGCCCGCCATCAGTCCAAGTTGCTTGGCGGTGTTAACGTCATAATCCTCCATCTGAAACCACAGACCTTGATAGCCCTGTTGAGCAAGTTTACTAGCTACAAACGTTGACCACTGCGTCTTACCATGACCAGAGTCAGCCAATACAATGTTGATGTCACCTCTGTGCAAACCCACGTCACTGTATAGAATCTCATCGAGTTTGTGTACGCCTGTAACGAGTTTCTCTTTTTTAGGCTCGTTCATCTCACGATCAAGAATTTCTGTTGGAGTCAGCGCAATTTTCTGCGAGGTGTCATCCACCGTCTCGTTGAGTTTATCAATCTCCATCAGGAGATCATCCATTGTCGTGGTTGGACTATGGGCTATGTCATTGATAGTCTTGATGGCGTATCTGAGCCTGTTCTTATCTGTCGTATCTTTCAGCGTTCTAAGATACGCTCTGGTTTCTTGCTCTGAAGCCACGTGCATCATCATGAGTTCGTAAAACTCACTAACGTTCATGCCCTCCATTTTTGCTACGAGGGTGTCCTCATTGAACACGACACCTTCTGAGTGTTGCTTACAAGCCTCTAAATAAATTGATCGTAAATAATTGAAGTACGTTGCATCTAACGTATTGAATATTAGTTCTCTATATTCTCTTTTAGAAATGAGCGTACCAATCAGCACCTCCTCAAGGTGCATCATGTCATTGCGTATCATATCACTTCTAGCGCTTTTACTCTGCCGTAAGCAGTCAGCGTATATTTAGATGGATGTTTATTTTCGGATTGTACGACACCTGACTGTATTAAACTGCAAATCGTAGAAAACGTAGTCCAATACTTATCGTGTCCTTTGATTTCCATTCTAGGCTCTATGTCATTATACGTAGCATGACCATTTTCTTTTAGTAGTCTTAGTATTTGTTTTTCATTTTCGCTCATTTTTCTTCTCATTAGGTTTATGTCTTAAATCGTTTTTTGTTACTGTTCCGTTCTTGTTAAACGTGTGCAGTACCCACCCCTTTCGGTCATACCACGTCATCGCAAGAACACGAATATACTTACCAGCAAAACTCATTGCAAAACGTTTATATGATTTTTGTATAGGTGGTTTATTAGTCTTGACTTGTACGAGCCATACATTGGCTCCATCCATAGCTACAAGGTCAAAACCATCGAAGGTATCTTCCAAAATGTGTTCACAGTTATGCTTCCAACACTTGGTACATAACCCTGAGAAAAGATCTTTGGACTTACGGAATCTTCCTCCCAGTTCTACTTCATCCACAATCATGCCCTTGTCCTTTAAGAACTCAATGGCTTTAACTATGGTTCTACGACCTTTTGCTTTGGCGCTCATGGGCATAAGAAACCCCCACCACCACCGAAATGATAATGAGAGTCACTGTTATGGCAAAGATCATCGTCTTTTAAAGTCATCAGATTCGTCTTCAGAGAATATACCCTCTGAATAAAAGCCTGTGATTTGTAGTACGGCTCGTGCCTTTGCTCGCTTCTCAGCAGTTTCTACAGGGTAATGTGGTAGGG